TGCGTCAACGTATACTCTCATCGCACCGTTCAAAGTACCAACGAACTTGGTGTTAGTTGGAGCTTCAAATGTACCTTCAGTTGATCTTGCGAACGCTGAAGTTGTTGCTGATTGAAGGATAGTCAAAGCAGTTGGAGATACTACAGCGTAGTTTCCAGCGCCTCTTCTTGTTCTTGTTGCGATCTGGTTAGCAACTCTGTTGATTAGAACGGCCAAAGCGGCGTGTTCATCACCTACGAATGTTGCTGTACCTGACACAGCTGATTGGTCATAAGTCTCAGTAGCCGTTCCAGCTAATGTTCTTAGTGAACCAATGATCTCTTGGTCGATCTCAGCAGTGATCTCTTGGGCTAATGCCGCCATGATTTCTGCTTCTACATCGATACCTTGCTGTGCTTGAGCATCTTGAGCCGCTTCAAACGTCCATCTAGCTGATAATTTTCTAGACTTGGCTTCAACCGGTTGTTTCAAGATCTGGATAGATAATCTCTTACCAGGTGTACCCTCTAAAGAAGCAGTTGAAGCCGCTTTAGGTGTAGAGTTGTTCTGGTTACCAGAGTATGCTTTCGCGATTTTGAATGGAGATAATGCTTCTTCACCAGCAGTTGTGTTACTTGCTACTGTGTCTGCGTATCTTATTCTTAGTGTGTGGATTTGTCCTACAGGACCAGTCATTGGTTGTACACCTACGATCTCGTTAGCGATCACAGTTGGCATAACCCTTCTGATTACTGGTAGGATAACCCTGTTTAACGTAGCAACGTTACCTGCAGATGTGGCACCAGCAGTTGATTGTTCTGCTAAGTATCTCTTCGTGTTTTCTAACACGACATCCATAGTTTTTTTCTTGTTGCCTGCTAAACCTTCGGTAAGAGCGGCTTTAGTTTCGCCCCATTTTGATTCAAATATATCTGACATTTGATCTTTCCCCTTGTTTAGTTGTTATATACCCGCTAATTTACGGATATTGGTTAAGTCAGCATCTTCCCTTTGTGCTCTGTCGCCGCCTGACTCAGAAAGTATTTTGGCACCTTCTTTGGTCACGGCCTTGTCAGCCATCACGTGTGGTAGATACTTGTTGAACGAAGCCTCAAGTTTCGCTGTTGAAACTGATTCCAACAGTTGACTCATAACTTCACTCTTGTCTTTGCCCAATGGTTTGAGCATCTCAGCCATCTTCTCCTTGCGTTCCATCAAGTCCGCTTGTCTTCTGGCTTCCGCCTCTTTGGACTCAATCACCGCTTGTTTCTCTTCGATGACTTTCTCAGCGTCTTTCAACTTAAGAGTGGTTTCATCCACAACTTTCATCAGCTTCGAGGTCTCAGATTTCTCATTTAAGTAAGAATTCTGGTACTCTGAAGCGAACGCTTCGAATATTTTCTTGCCGAAGTTGATTTCTCTTGCGGCAGTGATGTCTTCCTTCAGAGATTTTAACTCTTCAGCAAGTTTCTTGTTCACTGCGGACTCTACAACTTTGGCAGATCTTGTAATGAAAGCCTCTTTCATCTTGGCCATCTGTTTCTTGGCCTCGGCAACAAGTTTGACTTTCGTTTCCACAACGCCTTTTTTGTCTTCATGGAACTCTTTGATTTCTTTGGCAAGAGCACCAACAACGAATTCTTCCATCTTCTTGAAGTTTTCGTGTACGCCTTTACGGTCGCTGTGTAGTTCTTTCAACTCTTCTGACAGTTTGTTTAGAATGAATGATTCTAACTTGGCAGAATGTTTGCCCACGTTTTCTTTGTAGGCGATTTTTTCTTGTGCAAGTGCTTTTCTGTCTTCCACGAACTTGGTGATCTCTTCAGACAACTTCTCGTTCATCATCTTGTCGATCGCCTCGATCATGTTTGCCTTGTCGTGTTCGTATCTCTTTGCGAACTCTTCTCTTAGTTCGGCTCCCACTTGCTCTTTGTTTTCTTTAATCTTGTTGTCCCACGCTTCTTGGATGCTGTTTCTCACATCTTCTGAAATCGCTCCCGATTCAACAAGTTTTGATATTGCGTCTATCATGTTATTTCAGGTCCTTTATTATGTTTGTTAACGCCTCTTTGAGGAACTTCTGTGCTTTTGGGTCATTTCTAACTTCGGCCGCCAAACCTTTCGCCATGTTACCACCCTTGGTGTTCATTAGGTGTTCGTATATTGGCGTTGGGTAAGCACCTGGTGCCGAAGGTTGGGCCACAACATCAACCGTGATGATCTCGAAATCTGAAACTTCGCCGTTGCCGTACTCGGAAATGTTTCCACTTCCCCTACTGCTAACGCCCAGTTTCACGCCCGATTCCAGCATGGTCTTGACAAGTTGGCCCATTGGTGTTGGCAGGATCTTCATCTTGCCGTATCCATTTGGTCCGTCCATCCACATCTCAGTTATCATGTGAGACACACGGTCCAAATTAATCTTTAAATCATCTGGGTGATCAACCTCACCTAGCACGGAATATCCTGAACTGATCTGGTCATTCAGTGTCTTTGTTGCCTTGGCAATCTCAGAAACTGGATAGACCCTCTGGTTCGCGTTCTTGATCCCACCTTGGATACAGATGCCCTTCATGTACAAATCCTTACCGTCTTTTCCCTCGTGTAAGACCTGCACCCTGGCTTGATCAAAAGTTAGATTTTCCCTTAGGTATAGTGTTGACATTCAATGATCTCCCTGTTTAAATCAACAATTACTTTGCGGCAACTGGTGATTTAGCAGATTTGTCTGAACCATCAGCGGTGTT